GAGAGGATACAGGACGATAGCGGAAGACTTCTCTTCGGTCCATCCATGCCGGGACAGAAACTCGCACAGCAGATCCCGTATCTGTTCGACGAAGTCTTCGCATATCAGGTCGTCAAGGACGCGAACGGAGTTCCGACAAGGATGCTCCTGACACAGCCGGACGGCATATCAATCGCAAAAGACCGCAGCGGAAAACTCGACATGTTCGAGGCTCCCGATCTCGGTGCAATCATAAACAAAATCAAAGGAGAAGTCTGATGGCGAAGAAAGACATCACCCCTTTCAGCGAGGAGCTGAAGAACGACATCATCGAGACGCTCCGCTACATCCAGAATCACAAGGATGAGGAGGCGAAGCTCAAGGCCGAGCGTGAGGAAGCCCAACAGTGGCTCCAGGAGACGCTCGGAGTCAACCCCGACGAAGAAGGAACGGTCCATTTCGGAGACCCCGACAACTTCGTCACGTTCGAGGTCCGCAAGTCTTACACCGTTGACGCAGACAAGGTGCAGGAACTCGTGGAAACAAATCAGGTCTCGACCGAGACCGTGGACAAGGTCATCGAGTGGAAGGCAGGACTCTCTGTTGCCAACTACAAGAAGCTGGATGACCAGACGAGGGCAATCCTGTCACAGGCCGTGACATCGAAGACGGGCAAGCCGACATTGAAAATCAATATTTCAGAGGAGAAATAAACTATGGCAAGTTTCGGAACAACCATCAATTCAGACGAGAACAGAAGCGAGTTCGCAGTTCTCAAGGCAGGATCTTATCATGCCGAAATCATCGGCGGTGAGGTAAAGGCATCATCCACAGGCGGAACCTATGTCGAGTTCACATTCAGGATCGTTGAAGGTGAGGGCGCGGTCGGCAGACAGGTGCGCGGACGCTTCAACATCATCAACAACAACCCCGAAGCCGCAAGAATCGGAAAACAGCAGCTTGTCGGCCTTGCCGACGCAGTCGGAATCGTTGACCCGTCGGATACGGACCCGTTCATCGGAAAGCACTGCATCATCAACGTGGTCGTCCGTCCGGCACATGACCAGTACGGAGAGTCCAATGACATCAAGAGCTACAAGAAGTACGACGGTCAGGTATCCGCCTCTGCTCCTATGGCTCAGGCAACCGCTCCCGCACAGTCTGCGATGAAGCCGAAGTGGTTGAGCAAATGAAAATCCCGGTAACGAAGAACGAGACTCCTCTTGCCATCGACAGGTGGCACGAGGAGCATGCTTCGGACAGACCGCGTCCGTACATGGGAATCTCGATGATCGGCCACAGATGCTCACGCTATCTCTGGCTCAAGTTCCGTTGGGCCGTCATCGAGAAATTCTCCGGCCGGATGCTCAGACTCTTCCGCCGCGGTCAGCTTGAGGAACAGCAGATAACCGACGACCTCAAGAGAATCGGATGCATCGTCACCCACACGGGGGACGATCAGATGGAGGTCGATTTCGGCGGATGGGTCAAGGGCCACATGGACGGCATAATCGAATGCGGACTTCCCGAAGCACCGAAGAAGAGGCATGTCCTTGAGTGCAAGACCCACAACGACAAGAGCTTCCAGGAACTCAAGAAGAAGGGAGTCAAGGAAGCCAAGCCGATGCATTGGGCGCAGATGCAGTGCTACATGCTCGGACTCGGAACGGACAGGGCATTGTATTACGCAGTCAACAAGAACGATGACGAGATTTATACCGAGCGCGTCCGCCTGGACAAATCGGCTGCCGAGGACATCGTGAAGAGAGGACAGGACATAGCTGTGGACATCTTCATGCCGCAGGGAATCTCCAAAGATCCGGAGTGGTGGGAATGCAAGATATGTCCATGCCATGACTTCTGTCATGTCAGTCATCAGACAAAGGAACTGAATTGCCGCACATGCCGATATTTCATGGCAGAGGACGGCAGGGCGCAATGTGAGAAGTACCGCATTGAAATCCCATACGAGAACCAGCTCATGGCGTGTGAGGATTATTCGGTACATCCGGACTTGGGAAGGGAGAATCCGTAATGGAACTCAGAGATTACCAGAGGAAAGCTCTCGATGACCTCTATGCATGGTTCGGTCAGCATGAAGGCAATCCGTGCATAGAGGCTCCCACCGGAAGCGGAAAGAGCATGATCATCGCTCAGTTCTGCAAGGAAAACCTGGAGAGGAATCCCGACATGAGGATTCTGCTCGCCACACACATGAAGGAGCTTATCGAGCAGGATTTCAATGCCATCAAGAGGGCATGGCCGGAAGCTCCGTGCGGAATCTTCTCCGCAGGCCTGAAGAAGAAGGAAATCATGTATCCCATGACCGTCTGCGGCATACAGTCGGTCTACAAAAAATATGCTGACTTCGGCTACGTAGATGTACTGATAGTCGATGAAGCGCACCTGATTCCCGAAAAAGGGACGGGAATGTATCTCTCGTTCATCGAGGGGCTGAGACAGACGAATCCCGGTCTGACGATAATCGGTCTGACCGCTACACCATACAGGCTCAAGCACGGAATGATAACGGACGAACCCGCCATCTTCAACGAGCCGATAATCAAGACAGTCTCAATCACGGAATTACAGAGAAGAGGCTTCCTGTCGCTTGTCAGGAGCAAGAGAACTGCGGAGAAACTCGATCCGACCGGAGTGAAGATATCCGGCGGTGATTTCGTGGAGTCTGAGCTTCAGAAGAAATTCGACAACGACGGTACGTCACTGTCTGTCGTCAGAGAGACGATAGCCAGGGCGGAAGGCCGGAAGCATATCCTGTTCTTCTGCTGCGGAATCGAACACGCCGAGCATGTACGGGACATCCTCCGTGAACAGGGAGAGACGGCAGAATCCGTATCGAGCAAATGCACAATCAAAGAGCGTGACGACATCATCAACCGTTTCAAGGCGGGAGAAGTCAGGTTCCTTACGAACACGGCAATACTGACCACGGGTTTCGACTATCCCGATATCGACTGTCTGGTGATGATGAGACCGACGCTGAGTCCGGGCCTTTATGTACAGATAGTCGGACGAGCCATGAGGCCTAAATCAGACGGCGGAGACGCTCTTGTACTGGACTTCGCCGGCAACATCTGGAGGCATGGTCCGATAACGGATGTGAAGCCTCCGGAGAAAGGTTCCAAGCGAAAGGGAATCGCACCGTCGAAGATGTGTCCGGTCTGTGACGAAATCGTCCCGCTTCAGGCAAGGGTCTGCCCGTGTTGCGGACACGAGTGGCCGAGACGCAAGGCGGACGAGGATTTCCACCTGCATGACGACGACATCAACGGAAAGATCAACCCACAGATGATGGTGGGGTTCTGGAGGTGGTCGGTCACCAAGAGTCGTGCCGGAGAAGACATGGTCCGTGTGACGTACAGGCGTTCGTTCATCGACCCGATGGAGATAAACGAATACTTCCTCCTGTGGCGGGATGACGGAGTGGGCATAAGCGCACAGAAGCGTTTCACGTCGATCATGGAGAGGGCAGGTCTTGAAGTCATGGACTATGACATCCCGGCACTCCGAAATGTTGTCATACATGCGCCCTGTTCAACAACGGAGACGTCCCGTACTGTGAGAAGTGGGGATCGTCCTTCCCGATTCCGGAAGAGCATGCCGCCACGGTAGATGTCTGTGACGACTGGCGTGACAAGGAAGGAGGGATGCCGTTTTGAAGTTCGCAAGGATTGAATCAGCACAATACAGGGTTGAGAACAGACCCGTCTCCGACAACGACATCATTTCCTACATGAGGACGCAGGGAATGGAATATGTTCCCGAAACCATCGTGTATGACGGAAAGATGCACCGCTTCTCAACGGACCCGTCGAAGCAGGGAGACGACGCCGGATGGTATTCGGCAGACATCATAAGTTCCAACGTCCGTCTGGTCTATTTCGGAGACTGGCGCAAGGGAATCAAGAGCAGGTTCGCAAGAGGCGAGAAGAACGACCTGACTGAAAACGAGAAACTCGAAATCGAGTTCAAGATAGAGCAGCATCGTCTCCAGGAGGAAGCTGAACGGAAGAAGCTCTACGACGACAGGGCATCCGAAGCCCTGAGACTATGGAATACCTATCAGGATGCCACGACATCGAATCTTTATGTCGTGAAGAAGAAGATATTCCCCCATGAGACGAAAACCGATTCCACGGGCCGCCTCGTCGTTCCCGTGTACAATGAGGAAGGACATCTCCGGAGCCTCCAGTACATACCGGAGGACGGCAAGGCAAAGAAGTTCCTATGGGGTACATCGGTCAACGGATGCTTCTGGTGGCTCGGAGACCCTGAAGCTCCGAGGGTATTCCTCGTTGAAGGTTTCGCAACGGGCGCTTCCGTAAACGAGGCGACAGGTTCGACCGTCTTCATCGCATTCTCTGCATCCTCGATTCCGAAGGTAGCGAAGATTCTCCACGACCACGGCAAGGATGTCACGATAGTGGCGGACAACGATCCTGCCGGACGTGAGTGGGCGGAGAAGGCCGAAGGCTGTCACATCGTGACGGTCCCGATGGAGGGATTCGATGCCAACGACTTCCAGAACGAGACAGGAAACCTGCGAGAGATTCTGCCGGACCTTTCCATCGAATCGAAGATGCTCCTGGCAGATGACATCCTCAATGAAGACCTGTCGATTCACTGGCTCATCAAGAACTGGATTCCGTCGGATTCCATCGGAATGATCCACGGACAGTCCGCATCCGGAAAGACGACCATCCTGCTCGACATGCTCCTGTCTGCCACATCCGGAAAGGACGGATGGTGCGGCAACAGGATTCCGCATCCGATAAGCACTGTCTATCTCTGCGGCGAAGGTCTGACGGGAGTCAAGAGGAGGCTCCGTGCATGGAAGGCCCGTTCAGACATGCCGACGCTCGGACACTTCGCGGTCTATCCGCTTCCGCTTGACCTGGATACTCCGGCGGGCGTCCATGAAATCCGCAGCCAGATAGACATACTCGGTTGGAAACCGGACATCATAGTCATCGACACGGTCAACCGATTCATGAGTGGAGATGAAAACTCGGCACAGGATACGAGGACTCTCCTCAACTGCGTGGACACGCTCAGAAGCGTATATTCATGCAGCGGGCTTTACGTCCACCACACCGGGAACAACGAGGAAACACAGAAAAGGGCGAGAGGATCGTCCGCATGGCGCGGCGCACTCGATTTCGAGATATCCGTGACGAAGCTGGACGACAACACAAGGGAGATAGAACAGGTCAAGATGAAGGACTCCGAGCTTATGCCGAAGGTGTACGGAATCATCGACGGAGAACCGATACCCGGAGTCTTTGACGACGAAGGCGAGCAGGTTACGGGCGCGGTCTTCAGCCAGACAGGAGAACCGGAGTCCGAGCAGAGTCAGAAGCTCGATGAAGCCGTCCGTCTGATGCTGCTGGTGTACTCTGCATCCGGCCGGAAGGACAACCATATCGAACGGAATTTCTGGAAACAATGGCTGGTGGACAACCGCTACGTCAAGGATCTTCAGAATGCGTCCGTATGGATGAGCAAGACGTCCGACACGAAACGTCCGATAGGGCGTCTCTTCGAGGCCGGAATACTGACGAAAGAGGGTGACGGGTTCTACATAAATCCGGGTCCGAAGGTGAATATGGAGCTTGGATTCCTGAACTCACGGAAGGACATTAGCACAAATTAGCACGACTTAGCAAAGGGGTGTGCTAATGGGAGGGAGCAGGTGCTATGGCTCATTAGCACTGTGGGGGTAAAAAATATATTAATATTTTTACCCTGTGCTAATGGCCAGATAGCACGGGTTTTTTGCCAAGGGAAAAAGGGTGAAAAACAGAGAAAAATTAGCATTTTGGAGTGCTAATGGGGAAATTTGATTTTTACATTTACGTATACGTAAATGTAATTATAAAAAAGGGGTCAAAAATGGGTCATTTGTGCGAAAGATGCAGGTTCCCGCATGAGAAAGGCTTCGATGTGCTGTCTACCCACGGCGATTACAACGCCTGTGAGTTCGCCGCCAACTTCAGGGACGGAGATGTCTATGACGACATCAGGTCGGAGTCTTCGGACGAAGGCAACTCCGCCAGATACTATCCCGAATGGGACCCGTGCATGACGGTCTTCAGGACGGTGGACAACGGCATGGGATACGACATCACGGACTGTACGTTCTTCCGTTGCCTGTGGAGCCATGCGGACTACATCCAGTCTCCGGCATGGCAGGAAAAGCGGAAGATGGTGCTTGAGCGTGACGGCTACTGCTGCACCCGGTGCGGTTCGGCAATCAACCTGGACGTTCACCATCTGACGTACGAGCATTTCGGCAACGAACCGCTGGAGGATCTCGTCACCCTCTGCCGGAAATGCCACGGTACGGTACATAAAAAATTTTAGCCTGTGTTTACCGAAAATGATAAAAAAAATTCAGATTTTTATTGCAAACGATTACCGATAATGATAAAGTAGGAGCAGGTAGCAAGCATGGAAGACAGGATACAAGCAGACATTGTCAAGGAAGTCCCGGGATTTGGTGGCCATTACTCCGCTTCAACGAACGGAGACATTTTCACCAACTGGAACAAGAACGGAGTAAAGAAACTCAAGGGCAAGATAACTCCGAATAACTGTGTTCAGTATGTGCTTGTCGATGATGAAGGCAAAAAGCATTGCGTCAATGAACACAGGATCATTGCCATGACTTTCTTTGCAAATCCAAAGAACAAAGCACAGATCAACCACAAGAACGGAATCAGAACCGATAACAGAGTATCGAATCTCGAATGGGCAACCGCCGAAGAGAATATGCGACATGCCTATAAATCCGGACTCGATCCAAAAGTAAGAGAGGTCTCTTCTTTTGATGAAAGAGGCAGAAGGGTCGGTCATTTCTATTCAGTCAGAGAAGCTGCACGGTCAATTCAGAGGGGACCGCAATCACTTAGATACCACATCGGCAAGAAAGACTTCTTTGCCGGTTACAGATGGGAGTACGAAATGTCAGAAGCTCATATTCAGGCAGAAATAGTTAAATTCTTACGTAGCAATAAGATAATGTGTCACTCAATTCCCAACGAAGGAGTTGGAAGGGACGGAGCCATCCGCACGGCACAGCTCATCACTATGGGACTCTTTCCCGGTGTGGGTGATCTTGTCGTCTGGTGGCCGAGTGGAATCGGATACCTCGAAGTGAAGACCGCCACCGGCCGTCAGAGCGAGAGACAGAAGCACTTCCAGGAAATGTGTGAAAACCACGGAATCCCGTATGCGGTGGTCCGCAGCGTGGAGGATGTGAAAAGGATTTTGGAGGAGAAAAGAAAATGAAGAGATTTTCAATCGCACTGGTTATCGTGATGGCCCTCTTGGCCATCTCCTGCACAACCGACCAGAAGTTCGGTTACGTCACGTTCGGCACTGCCCGCGATGTCTTCGCGACAATCGACTATCCGGCTCCGGAAGGTCAGATATGGACCGTCACCGCGACGAAGACGAGCCGCGGAAGCAAGACAGGAGAGGGAACCTACGACGAGGTTCTTCTCACCGACAGCCTCGGCCCCTTCTCGGTCGGACAGTGG